CTTTGGAATATATTGGCGTTCCCGCGGGCAATGTTGCGCCCTCATCGTTGCGGATTTTTAAGTGTAATTTTTCGACATTCCCTTGCGTTGCCGTTCCCGACGCCCCCGACAAATACCAATTGGAATCATATCCCAACAATGTGATATCTTCCAACCCCGCTTCAATTGTATATGTGGAATCACCATCAATCAATTCGCCAGTCTGCGGCGTCAATACGATGGTTTTTTCTTCGGTGATGGTGTCGTCCACATGGAAATTTAAAATCATCCCGTTTTCACTTGACGGAAGATTCAAAACATGAGAGCCACCGCCGCCGCTCCACGATATGAAATTGGTGTTGTCGCGTCCTTCGATTGTCGTCGTCCCCGATGCCGTTGCATCAATTTGGTTGATGGTCACATTCACTTGGTCGGTCGTGGTGAAATTACCCACATCCGTTGTTCCCAATGTTGATGTTCCCGTGACGTCTAATCCGCCGCCGATGTCCACGCTTCCGCCGACTTCCGCTTCACCGCCAACATCTAAGGTGACCACATCAATCCCGGTGAACCCAGTGTTTCCCGTGAAACTATTTCCGCCAACGCCACCAACCGAATCGGTGCCAACATTTACGCCGTCATCAAATACGGGTACAACCGATGCAAGGTTGATGACAAACCATTCGCCATCCCATTGGTCGTTGTTTGCTGAAAATGTTCCACCCAATTGCACCCATGCTTTTGAATCGAACGTCAATCGTTGTCGGAAATCGTGGTCGCTGAAGAAACTGCCCGAATATTTTTGAATTGGTTCATCCATCAATTTCAAAAATTCTTGACAAATCAATTTTTGAACTTCTATATATGAACCGGAATTACCTTCACGCCAATTCCCGTAGGGTATTTTTAATAGTAAGCCGCCAGAATTTATTTGCTTCACCAATGAACCGCGTTCCCCTTGCCCGGTGAAAACACTTGTTTCGGGTAAAACATAAGAAACGGAACCATTGATGTCAGCATTTGGCGATGCCGCGCGAATCATTGTTGTTTGATTTTGAATCGAACCAAACGATGTCGCCACCGATTGCAGCGTCATTTTGTATGTGGATGAATTGCCAACGTTCAAACCACGAACGGAACCATTTGATTCCACCCATGAAACAAAATCCCAATTCAATGAAAGGTCGCCATCCTCCGGGATTGGTGGCGTGACAATTGATGTTGGCCCACCTACTTGAATGACATCCGTTCCGCCCAATGCTACTTGTGCGCTAAATTCTCTAAATGTTCCGACAATTATTTCATATCCCGAACCCGATTGTGTTGTTGTCCAACTCACCGCGCTGGGCGTCATTCCCGAATATGTGCGTTTTAAATAATACGTTGTATTGTTGTTGAAATCAAACAATTCAACATTCAACCTCAATTTTGCATAAATAGGATTTTGGTTTACGTTGGTATTCAAAAACAATTTTATTTGATGGTTGAAATCAAATGTCAATTGATTTTGTAATGCGGATGAAACCAATCCCAATTCCAAATCGGGGTCGTTTGAATTGTCCCATGTCACGCCCGTCATCGCCTTTGGCTCTTGATTCAAGGTGATGGACACATCGTTGGCGGCGGGCAAAAAGTTGTAAATGTTCCCGGCCAACTTTGCTTGTGCCGATGTTTGATTGATTGTTCGTTCATATGAGACACTTCCCGAACTTACTTTTGTCCCGTCTTTTTGATAGACGTGTTCGGTCATGCTCGCAATATCGCGTTGGAATATTTGTTCCAAACGATATTGGCCGTTTGAGAAATAAAAACGCAAACCGAAAATGGTACATACTTGCGACAATATTTCAAACCAATTTTTATTGGTGTAAAAACCATCTTCATCAATGGTGTCGAATGCGTGGAAATCCAACCACGTTTCATCCAATGGATTGGTCGTTGTCGAATAGGTCATTTCTTCCGCCCACCAATTCATCACAACGGCCAATACCTCATCCGTTGTGTCGTATATTCCGAGCACCCCCGCTTGGCTTAATGCATTTAAGAATTGATTGGTCGACTTTCTAAAGAATGACGTCCCACACAACGTATCTTTTAATTTTGAAATTCCGTCCGTCGCTTGTATTTCAAAAACATAGGGTTTCGAAATATCTTCAATTTCAACAATATCTTGGACGATGTATCCGCTCCAATAATATGTCGCCGTCGCTTCGGTTGCGCCTCTTTTTATTCGAACATAAAATCGGTCTTGTTGGTATTGCCTCAACGCAGATATGAACGCCACTTGCGCCGCGCCTTGAACATACATTCCAAACGATACCGACGAACCAATTATTGGTGAATAGATATCGTCCGTTTGTCCCGAATAAGTTAAATCAAAACCCTTGCTTGTGACCTTGAATTCATCGGGCGATGTTCCCGTGTATTCATCATCCCAAATTTCAATTTTGTAATAAGTCCCATTTGAACTTTTAAACTCCGCGTAATGCTTAATTGCCGCCATATATTAAAAACCTCGTTGTCTTGTTCTGTTGCGTTGCGCGCGTTCTTGTGACAATAGAATGTCCGCCCCGCTTATGCGGCCGACGACTTCCACTTGTTGCGAACCGCCTTGAATCATGTTGTTTAGTTTTGACAATGGGATGACCGCTTCGGATTCGCTACCTTCCCCAATCAATGCCAAGGTTGGTCCCGTTACGACTCCCCCTTCGGCAAGGGCGGGAATTCCACCGCCTTCGGATGCCGATTTCATCTTTGAGCGAATGGCACCCGCCGCGGCAATCATGGCAACACCCGCACCAACGGCCAATGCCGCGGCCATAGGTGTCGGACCTAATGCCAACGCCTTGACAAACGATTCAACACTTATACCATATTGAATGAACATTTTTCCAAGTTGTTCCAAAAGACCCGCGAATTGAGCCAATGCAAATTGTCGCAAATCAGCGAATGACGCTTCACCCGTAACCATTGCCCCCGCGATTTCCGCCATTCCCACGATGGTGTCCACGGATGCTTTGTGCATCACGTCGGCGATGGTGGTTTTCATTTTCATCGCCGCTTCGGTCATCTTTACAAAACCTCTGCTTACGGTGTTTGTCGTTTCGTCAAACTTTTCGGAATCGAAATCAAAATCAAAAACCTCGTCGTCAAATACTTCTTCCGGTATATCTTCGACCAACTCATAATCCAAATCCACGGGAAGGACGACCTTCATTCCGCCGACATCTACTTCCTCGAATAGGACCAAGTTTGCCATATCTCGTAGCTCGGCAGTCCTTAAAAAAGTTTTGTGTATTTTGTCACTTAATTTATCAAGTTTATTTCCGGCTTCATCTGCTTCATCACCAGCGGTTCCCAGTGAACTTGAAAATTTAATGTTGCCACTTGACCCGTCGGTGACTGCATCGGAAAGCACGTCAATTTGCTGGGTGAATGTCGCCATCTCCAATTTCGCGCTTTCCAATTTGGTTTCATAATCTCCAAATTCACCATATGCGCTTGAAACCTCTTGAATCATTGCGTGGAATGGATGACTGAATTCAGTTGTCGCAATACGCAATGCATTTTGTTGGTCAATGGTTTCGCCCGTTGCTTTCTTATATTTCGCAAGGGCTTCGTTCAACCTTTGTTGCGCCGGGACCATCTCTTTCATCGACGCGACGGCGCGTTGCGTTGCTTCCTCCAATTGTTCTTGCGCCGCCATCATGATGACCCGTTTGGCCATCTGCTCATTCAAATGTTTTTGTGCATTTGCGATGTCCAAAACCGAATCGCGTTCGGTCAACAACTTTGGAAGGTAGTCCTTGTAGTTTTTATTTAAATCCTTTATGATGCTTGTTCGCTCCTTGCTCCCTAAATTTTCATCTTTGAGCAATTCCAACATATCGTTGGCCGTCGATTTGCGAACTTCCATTGTCGCGATTTCATCGCTAACGGCGTCGTTGTATTCTTCTTCAATATCGGCGGCGGCCTTTTTCTTTTGGCTGTAAGCAAAGATTGCCGCGCCCAATGCTACGACACCAGCGATGGCGGCACCAACGGGGTTCGATTTGATGGCTAAATTGAACGCCTTTTGAACTGCGGTCGCAATCTTTGTCGCGGTGGATGATGCGGTGATTGCGGTTTTTAATGCGGTAAAATTACGAATCAACCCACCAACAGTGTAAACCGCGGGACCAATTACCGCGGCAACGGCACCAAAGGCAACGGCGAAACGCTTCGCGCCCGGCGATGCATCGTTCAATTTTCCGACCAGTACGGCAATACCTTCAACCATCGGGACGACGGCTTCGGCGATAATTTCCCCAAGGGAAATCCCCAAACCTTCCATCGCAGATTCCAAACGCTTGCCAGCACCAAAGGCGGTGTCGCCCATGATATCCGCCATATCTTGCGCGGCACCCGCTGAATTTTCAAACGATTTGGTTAGCGGGTCAATTTGGTCGACACCTTCCGCAAGAATCAACAACGCCGATTGTGCCGAACGGCCAACCTCATCTTTGGCATCCGCAAGGTTCAATCCAGTTTTGGCAAGGTTCGCGATTGCCCCTTCCACATCACCACCCGTGGCACCTAATTCGGAAATGATACGGCGCAAAGCGGTACCCGCTTGGCTTCCTTTGATACCATTGTTCGCCAACACCGCCAACATCGCAGATGTTTGTTCCAATGACATCCCCGCGCTTTTCGCGACTGGCGCGACATATTTCATGGATTCCGCGAACTTGTCCATGTCCAATGCCGATGTGCTGAATGATGCCGCCATCACATCGGTCACACGTCCCGTTTCGCTGGCATCTAATCCAAACGCCCGCAATGTAGAACCGGCAACCTCGGCGGCACGCGCCAAATCACTGCCCGACGCTTGCGCCAATGCCAATGTTGATTCCGTGACCTTGGTGATTTCGGTCGCGCTAAAACCAAGTTTCGCAAACTCTGTTTGCAACTGCGCAACTTGGCTTGCGCTAAACATCGTCGACGCCCCAAGTTTTTTGGCGTTATCCGATAACGCTTTGAATTCTTCCGCGGTGGCACCCGAAACGGCTTTCACCTTCGACATCTCCGCTTCGAAATTCTTGAACACCGCAAAAGACGCACCGCCCATTGCCAAAAGTGGGGCGGTAACGGACATCGACATGTTCTTGCCGAATTGTTGCATCTTCCGCCCCATTTGGTCCATCGCCCGTCCGGCTTTGTTTAGACCCTTTTTGAATGGCGAGATGTTCGCCGTTAGTTTGTAGTTAAGACTTGAAAGGCTTGCCATTGGCTTTTGCGCGTTCTTTGCGTTTGTTTATTACATCCAAAATTTCGCCCCGCGTCCAAACCTTGCGGTCCTTTTTCGGTTCGGTTTCCCAAGGGAACACAATCAAATCTTTCGGTTTGATTCTTTTCCTTGTGTGAGGATTAAGCAAAATCGTTGTCATCCAACGTGTTCTTTCCCAATCCCCTTGTTCTTTTCGGTTCTGCTTTTCGTTCCAACCATTTACCAAGTTGCCCCACTCACGGGGCAAAAGGTCATAAAATTGGGACGGCATCAAACCAATTTGACCGAACGCGAACGCTTCCAATGTGTCCCATGTTGGAACGTCCGATGTTTGTTGCCCCGTTCGGTCAACTACTTTTTTGCACCTTTATCGGAAAATTGTTCCTCAAAGATTCCAAACGCTTTTTCAATCAAGGTTTGGTCCTCATCAATCCAATCCGCGATGTCGGCCACATCATAACGGAATGGCGATTTTTCTTTTCTCGCCCCGTCTTTAAATCCGCAATACATTAGCGTGATGGCTTGGTCCAATGTCATGTCGTCCCCAAGGTTTTCCAGTTGCGCCAATGTTGTTCCCGTCATTCTTGAGAATTCACGCAAGGCGTTGAATCCAAATCTAATTGGGTGTTTTCTTTCACCGATTTCAATGATGTGTGTCATTTTCTTTTTGTTTTGTTGTTATGTAATAAAGGGACCGCCCGACGGACGGCCCCGTTTGTCTTATGATACTGACGCTTGTGTCAATGTGCTTGTTCCCGTGAATGAGAATGAGTAGGTCACATTTTCTTCAACGCCCGCTTCTTGCTCGTAAGAAACCAAGTAAGCGTCACCAGTGTAGTCAATTTCACCGCTTGTTTCCGAACCGAATTTCACTTTTACCAAAGTGCGGTTTGCTAATAGGGTGAACAAATCGTCCGGTGTGTCGTAATCCCCGCTTATTGAGTAGGTGACCAATCCGTCGCCACTCAATGACCAAGATTTAAGACCTTCCAAATTTTCTTGCCATCCGGCTGAATCTTTGGTGGTTGTGTCGCGTGTTTCCATTGAAACACTTAATGATGCAGATGTGGCACGACCAATGATGTCGTATGTTGTGCCGCCATCTTCCGAAATTTGAATTACAACATCCGTTGAATTCATGATGCTAGTTGCTGACATTCTTTCTAATTTTTATTATTTACAATTTACAAAATCAATCGCGAGACACCCGAAATTTCAAATCACATTGTGACCCGAACGTTCGTTCGTCATCGCTAAACAAATCGCGTTGTCCTTCGAACATACACGATTGAACCTTCACGCCATTGATGGTTTCGTTCATTCTTACGAATGCATCACGAACGTATTCAATGCCGTTTTGTGTGTCCGAATATCTCGTCGAAACCAACGTGATGCGGACATCTATTTCATCAATGTGCGAATCGCTTTCCTTCGACATACTTGTGGAAATATTCACCACCTCGTAAATCGCGAACGGCGTCGCTTTTGTTTGTGCGCCTACAACGGGAAAAATCCGCCCACCAAACAACGTGTTCAATGCTGAATCGCTTGCGAATTTTGATTTTATAACCTTTCCAATCATTGTCGTGCGGCTTTTGTTTTCTTATTCAAAAATGAACGCATCAATCGTTTGAATTCACTGGCAACGCCACCGGCCGTTTTTGTTCGTGCGCGTCTTGCGAAACCATATCCATCACCACGATATGCCCCATCTTGTAAATATCCATATTCCAAAAAATGTGCAAACCAACCACCTTTTTCCGGGTCGGAAAAACTGCGCTTCACTCTTGGGCCAACTTGCAATGACGCAAACGTTTGTCCACGATTCACGCGCGTAGTAATCACCCCAATTGATTTGGCCAACGTTCCCGACTTTATTTCGGCGTAAACGCCGCCGCCTCTATATACTTTGAACACGTTTGGTCCTTGTATCTTCGCCTCATCTCGGTACGCCTTCACCATCGGGCGCAATGCCTTTCGCGCAATGCGGCGAATTTGTGCGGTGGTCACTGAATCATTTAAATTGTCCAACTCTTTGAATGCGCGTTCGAATTCTTTTTTGATGTCTTTTTCATCAAACCCAATGAATGCGCCACCCGTTCCGCCTCCGGTTCTTTTGCCCGTGTTTACTGCTTGACTTAATCGGCCCATCGTGTCACAATTTTTTGGAATGCCTTCCGTGAATCCGCGTTCAAAATGGCTTCAATTTTATATGTTTCGTTGTTGTATGTTATGCGCATTTGTTCGTCTATATCGGAACGATATCGGATGAAAAATTCAACGCGCTTGGTGGCAACCAATTGGTTCCCTTCTTCACCTTCGCTTCCACGCTTTTCTTCCACCTTGGCCCATACGTTTGCCAATGTGGTGAATGATTTCACTACTTCACCGAAATCATCGGTTGTGGTGGTGAACGACTGAATTGTGATTCGTCGGTCTAATTGTCCAGCGTGGTCAATCATTAGAATGTGAAAATTCGGTAAGGGTTCCACAAATATTCGGATGCCGTTGGCAACTGACGAACGCGGTCATTGCGTTGGTCATACAAATCCGAAATCACCAACATCATCCCTTGAATCAATGGTTTCGGAATCGCTGACACGGCCGTCCCCACATTATAACGCACAATGACTTGGTTGACTACACCAGCCGCGGCAAACCAACCCGAAACGGATTGAATGCGTGCGGGTTCGGAAATCAAGTCCGTCACATATGCATCCGTTGAAATCGTTACCTCCGAACCGATTTCATCCACATATTTTACCGATGATATTGACGCCACTGGACCGCGTGACAAATAAATAAGGTTCGACAAATTGTCCCATCTATTCGACGGGAATTTATCGAAATATTCATCAATCGTTGTGGTCACTAAAATGCGGCGCGTGTATTCTTCACACATTTGACGTGCGGCCGTGATTAGGGCTTCAATCAATGTATCGTCATCGCTATGGTCGACGCGAAGAAAATTCTTCGCCTCGGTCAATGTGATGGGTTCCGACGCCGCTGGCGTTACAATATCAATTGCCATTTATCGGGTTTCTTTTGTGGTGTTCTTCTTTACTGCTTTTTTTGCACGCTTCTTTGGTGGTTCTGCGATGGCCTCACAAAAACCAGCGTTCAAAAAATCCGTCACCATTTCGGTGGAACGGATTTCCACTACCGCGCCTTTGCGATAGTGGAACCCGCTTCCCGAAATAGATTTTAGAAATCTAACTTTCATTTGCTTACGCTTGAATCAAGTGTTTCACGGCGCGGCTATCTAGAACCGCCGCATCTTTGCGAGCGTATGCAACGAAACCAACTTCCAATTCATCCATGTAACGTTCGTTTAGACGTACGAATTGAACGCCACCAGCCGAACGAACAACGTACTTGCTGAAATCAGCCGCGATTAGGGTTTTAGTACCCGTTGCGATGCTTGATTGCATGTCGTTGTTGTAGTATACATTGTATCCGAACAATTTATCCGGTTGACCCGCTTCCATTGACGGGATGAAGATTGGGAAATCGTTGCTTGACCCGATACCCAATGCACGGATTGCCGCGATGATGTTATCGTGCGCCATCAAACCGAAAGACGCTTTGTTGCGGTACGATGGGTCGATGCTATGGATAAGGTCCAAAATATCGTCCGCCGCGATAGCCGTTGCAGATGCCGCGGTGTTACCCAATGAAGAACCCGTCACGATACCTTGTGGTTGGCTTGAGCCAGTCCCGGTAGTGAATGCGCCGTTTGTTGCGCGTGCGATTCTTTCGCCCATAGATTCAGCAAGGAACCCGTTCAAATCGAACGCGTTATCTTGTAGCAATTGCATAGAAACGCGAACTTGTGACGCGTAGTTGTATGCGCTCAATTGCTTGTTTGCGAATGTCATGTCTTGAACTGTGACGCTGGCGGCCTCAGAAATTAAATTGGCGTCAGTAGCCGTGTCGTTCACGGTTGGGTAATCCAACAATGCACCACCAGCCGTGTCCAATTTTTTGGCCAAACGCTCAACCTCACCAGTGAACAAAGACGCCATGTCTAATTCGTTGCTGAAATCTTGAGGGACCAAGAATCCACCCAAAGAATCAGTACCAACAACTTGTGTTGACGTACCACGCATTTCACCCATCAACGCACGTTCTTCGGCGTTCAATGCGCTCATACCATTGCGAAGGTATTTTGCGAATGTGTTTGACTTGCTTGCCTTTGGAGCCGCTTGACGTGCTTCGGCGTTGCTTGCCAATTCTTTTTTCAATTCTGCGGCACGCTCCAAAGTATCGATTTGTTCTTTGATGCTTCTTGCATCGGCTTCCATTGCGTCAAATTTTGACTTTTCTTCGGCGTTCAATGAACGACCTTCCTTTTGAGCCGCGTCAACGATTGCCGTTGCGTTTTTAATTAGCTCCGCGCGTTGTCCGCGCAATTCGATGTTTTTCATCGTGTTAAAAATTTAAAATTTTACTTTTATACAAATAAATGTTGGAATCTTCTTCCTTTGTTTCCACCGCTTCGGATGCCGTATCTTCTACGGCGGCCGCTTCAACTTCTTCTTTGGTTTCCGTTTCCAAATCGCGCGTTTTCAATTCCGATGTTGCGTCCGGGTATGCCGGTTGCGCAACTGGTGAAACATCCAACAATCGTGATACTTTTTCAATGATTCGGTAAGTGATGCCGTCGCGTTGTTCCCATCGGTCTGCTTCAATTAGGAATGCGAATGAACTTTGGTTCACATCGCCGCGTTTCATCAATTCCACCAAATCATTGGCGTAAGATGTGTTTGGCAAATCGACTTCATAGAACAAACCGCGTTTGTCCGTGCCGATTCTTAATGTGCCGCTTGACACACGGCCCAACAATAAATTTTCGTCGTGGTTGAAATAGGCGCGCACATCGTTGTCCAATACTGAATCAAATGCACCCGCTTCAATTTGTTCGTAAAAACCACCCATCCATTCCGAATCGGAATTGTAAACGGCGGCATATCCACGAATTGTGTTCCCTTCGTATTCTGCATTTTCCATGCGGAATTCGCGTTGCTCTTTTACGACCGAAGATTTGCGAACCTCGGCGTCGAATTTTTCCAATGTGCTGAATCGATGCGCCACATTCAAAACGGGCTTACGCTCCACATATGCATCGGATTCGGAATCGTATCTATATAAACGAATCAACGCCGCCGGGTCGTCTGCCGTGCCTTTGACGACAAACCCGGAATCCGCTTCCACTTCGCCATCCGTTTCCACTTGAATGATTCGGCCGTAAGCATTGCCGCCCGATGAACTCCAGCGCACAAAGTCACCAACCGCCAATTCATTTGGTTCGGCGCGGTCCTCCGCTTTTGATTCCATTTCAACATCATCGCCCATTTCGCCTTTTCCGAATGTGATGACGATTTCGTCGTCGGTTTCAACAACCGATTTGATATGTCTTTCGTTTTTATTTTCTTCCATTTGTTCAATTGTTCTTTCGGCCCAACGCAACATTTCGTCGCCGCCCCATGCGGCATACATTATTGAACCGCAAATTTCATTCCCATCGGAATCAAAAAAATCGAC